GATATTACATTTGAACTATTTCCAGAAAACAGTACGGTATTACCATAACCATTTCCGTTTGCAACCATAGTGATAGACGTTATCTTACCAGTGCTATCATTTGAATATGTAGCGTTTGCACCAAAACCGGAACCATTAAATACTAATATGTTATTTGCTGTAGAGTTATAACCAATACCACCGTCTGCTATGTCTACTCTTAATAATTTAGTAGCATCATAGTTGCCTCCTCCAGCAGTAATGATTATATTTTTTATTCTGTATGAAGGAGCGCTGTTACTTATAGGCGCAGAACTAACTATTTTGCTATCAAATCTTCTTTTAAATCCTCCAGATGAATTAGCAGCAAAATATTCAATATTTGGATTTGATAAATTAAATCCAAAATTATTTCCAGAATTTACATTGACTGTTCTAAGGGAACCGTTTTCATATGTGATAACATTAGCTACAGCGTTTCCTTGTGGATTCGATGGACTTACAAATATGATGTTATCACTGTTTGCGTACAATCCTTCATCACCAGTTGGTGAAGCTGGATCTTCCCAAATGCTATACGAAGATGAAGTGAAATCTAAATCAAGAGAAGTACCAGTAGTAAGTAATAAATCTGTCTCATTGAAATAAGCATTAATAACTTTAGCGCCGTTGGAATAACCACCAGAGCTATTGGATATTTTTACACTTATCCCATTTGCTTGAAGAACTGCAGTGAATGTACCTACGAGTGAAGGTGTTCCAGGAGGAGTTACTGTAGGCGGAGAAGTATACCCTTGTCCTTTTGATGTAAATACAATTGACGTTACGTTACCAAGTGAATCCGTTATAGCTGTAGCAGTTGATGTTGCCCCACCACCAGAGAAAGCAACAGATCCGTTTTGATAACCAAACCCACCATTTACAATTTTTACATATGCAATTTCATTGCACGCAAATCCCTTACCCCTATTAGTTATGGTTGTTGTAAGTATTCCGCCAATCGAATTAGTGGATAAAGAAACAATCGCATTTACACTTACTCCCGTTCCAGACACTTCTATGTAATCATTGTTTGAATACGCTCTTCCATTAGCGGAAAATGTTGATCCTGAAATTATTCTAGAATTAAAATGCCTGACGTTTCCATTTTCAGTATTTGAAGCAAATATAACAGGTGATGAAGAATCACTTATTCCATACCCAGCTGATAATAAAGAAATAGTTTGTATGTAACCGGTTGAATTTGTCGAAAGATTGGCTGAAGCATTAATAACTACATTTGAAACGGTAATTAAATCTGTAGTATTTGAATACGTTAAATTTCCAGATGAAGAAACAACTATTCCATTCAGCGTTCCTATGCTTATTACATTTTTACTTGTAGTAGATACTAAAACAGTTCCATTTATTCTATTTAATTTAGCTTGTATTATTTCTTCAGTGTCTTGAAAGCTACCATTTAAAGAGTCATAATTTAATTTTACATTATGAAATTTAGGATCTTTTAATATTCCTATTGTTCTAAAGTCATTATCTGTAGATATTTCATCGTTTTCGTTGTTTGAAAATTTAACGCTGATGCCAAGCCTTGTTGCAAATAATTCAGATTCAACATCGTAGCCATGACCTCCACGTGGTGAATATATTACTCTTAATTGCGCGTTATTTTCATTTGTTCTAGAAACTGGATTCGCGTATACAGAAGCATCTGCAAGAAAATAACCTTCACCAGGATTTAACATTTCTATTCTATAGATAGAATTAGAAGCCGATGTATTAACCAAAGCTCTAGCTTCAGCATTAATAGTTTGTCTTCCATCGCCGACAATTTCTACACGAGGCATGATTTCATAAAAACTAGTCGTAGGATCAGTTATAAATTGTTTATCAATTGTTATAACAAAATAACCTCCTGAAATTGCACTTCCAGTAATCGTTCTATATTGACCTAATCCTGGATTAGAAGTTATTTTTATTATACATCCTTCATAAAAATTAGTTGTAGTAGTTGCATTAGGAGATGTTATTCGATATGTTAAAGGGTTTCCTCCAAATTTTATATCATCTGAAGAAAATTGACCTGTTAAAAAATTATTATATTTTCTTCCTTCTGAAACAATTTTAATTACATCTATTCCACCGTTTACTGCGTTTGAGGAAACATTTGAATCAGGAATAACAGGAATATAATCATTAGTAGCAAATTTATTAAAAGTCGTGCTATCGATTTGATACATGTATTTCCAAATATATCCATCCGCTGTTTCATAGTAAGAGTCATCCGCAGAAGTTGCACTGAATAATGGTTGACTTGTAGAATTAGCTCCATTTTTATTATAAAGACACTTAAACACATAATATGTACCTCCTTCTGGAGATACAACAAAGAAGTTTTTGTTTTGTAAAGTTTTATCTAAGCTATCATACATTGCATATGGAATGCCTGTAGTCCAGTTGTGCCTAGCAACCATTGGTTTTACATCATTTGATGTAATATTTTTAGCAAACGTCATTTCATCATAAATGCGAGTACTTAAAGATTCTATATCGGTATTTGGAGCATCAATTGCTTGATCTCCTAAAGTGTATTCAGTTGGCTTTCCACCAAAGACGTAATAGATGGTGTTTGCTGGTTCAGTAATAGATTCTATAAATTGGCGAACGTGATGAAGTTTAAAATCCGGTGTAATTAATTTATTATTTGCCATTTTGATCTCTTAGTGTTATTCTATTACAATAGTGCTGTTAGCTACTTGAATAGTAGAACTATTTTTACTTTCAATCTCGACGCCCGGAAACATTTTTGTTCCTGCAACATGCAAAACTTTCTTTAACATGTTTTTATATCGTTCAAATGGTATTCTACTTATTATTTGATATGAGTAATCTTGATAAAAATCATTGTCATGAAGATATTTATCTCTACTCAAAAAGCCTTTAGTATTTTGATAGAAACCAGATCCTTCGCCTTGTTTGATATTAGATCCTTTAGCGAGGCCGATCGTAGATTCAGAATCATTTTCACGCTGAAAAGACATTATATCTGCTGGTTCATACGCAAATCCTGAATCTATAACTTTTAGAGTTTTAACGTAACCGTTTGCAATGATAGTGTTAGCTTCAATTATAGAATTTAATCCAGAAATTGATTGATCATCTTCTATGTTAAGTACTAAAGCGTTATATGCAGATGTTTCACCTTGAAGATATATCGATGCAGCATCATCGATTACTTTAAAAAGATTTAATCTTTTAACTTTAAAAGAATTATTATTTATTATTTCTTGTATAACGCCAAATTTTTCATAGTTACCATTTTGAATATAATGATAACTAGTAGAACCAGTAGGTGTTAACACTACAGAATCTGTTGCACTTAAGCTTATTTTTAATGCAAACCCAGATGAATTAGATGAAGTTATATAGTACGTTAAGCCATTAGCAAGTCCACCAATAACGCTGCTTCCAGTTTGTGTTGTATACACAATTGGTTCATCATCTATAAAAGGATGTCTATTCATGTAAATAAATGATGAAATTACATTAGAAGAAGATCCATCAAATAACTTTTTACTGGAAATTAAAATATTTTCTTTATTGGCGAGTCTAGCTGTGTCTCCATCTATAGTGATTATAACGTCATGTTTATTATAACCCGCAATAACTGGTTCTATTACTGTTATGAAAGGATCTAGTGTATAGTCTTCACCGGGATTGACTAATCCTAAATTAGTAATAGTTCCAATTGTAAACATCTCTTTTGCTAATATAGAATTAATACTACCATAAGTTAAATTGCTAAAAGGACTTGCAGGAAAGCCATATGAATTAGAACCAGATAATGCGCTGTTTGAACTCGCATCTATCTTCATATTTAAATACGGCGCGCCGTAGATATTGTAGCCATTGATGAAATCAGTATTTAATCTATATGTCTCTTCATCATCTAAACTGCTAATTCTTAAATCTGCTAAGCTACCTTCTCCAGCTAAATCTAATATGCCTGAACTGTATGCTGCAAAAGAATGACCGTTTTCATTAGATCCAGCTGTTAAATTTATGACAGTTTCTGCTTGAGAATCTGATAATGTTTTTGCTAGTTTTATTCCAGATGAATTCGCCACAGTCACATAGTAAACTACATTATTGCAAAGTGAATTTAATCTAGTTCTTCCTGCTTTTACTTCATAGACAATAGCTTGGCCATTAGCAAATGAATGATTGTTTAAAGTGATGAAATCAGTAGATGTACTAACGTCTGTTGCTGGATTGAAAGAATATTGATTAGAAGAAATATTATATACATACAATTTATTTCTATAATCAAATAATGATCCTAGTTTAGTGTTTCCAGCAAAATTATTTCCAGAGCTAACTACAGCAGTAAATGAATGTCCATTTTGATTCAATCCCTTCGTAAGAGAAATTACATTTCCAGCAGGTGTTGCTGATAATTGTATACCGCTATTATTAGCTAATCTAGCATAATATGTAAAATTGGGAACTAGGCCTATTAAAGCCGTATTACTTTCTGTAACGTTATAACGAATAAATTGTGCGTTAATAAACCCACTATTAGGAATAGAGATAAAATCCGTAGTCTCATTAACATCTGTAAATGCATTAAAAAATTTAGGAGTAGCAGTATTAACTACTTTAACAGTAGGAGCAGTTATGTATCCTGAGCCTGGATTTAATAAATTTATTGCTGATACGCTACCGTTTGCTGGATATGTAACGATTAATCCAACTGCTCCATATCCTTCTCCATCATCTGACTGAAACGTTACTAATTGACCATTAGAATAACCTGATCCCATGTTAGTAACTTGAACAGAAGCTATAGAGGTTTCCGACGTATCATAGATTCCTATAGTAGTAGAATAAGATGATATTGTTGAGTTTGAATTAGAAGATTTTCCTTTTAAATTAAATGAAGATAGAAATGAACCTTCAGTTCCTGTTACTGTTACAAGTGTTTGCCCGGCTTCTTGTTTTACTTCTTGAACAATTGCGTTTACCCATTCACCGTGGCTATCATTTGATTGGTAAACTTCTTCTCCTACTATAGGAAGTCTACCACTTGAAATATTAGTGAGCAACAAAACATTATTCGTAGAAACTCCCATGATATTAGCGGTGGATGTTTTATCAATTTTAACCGTAATATTTGCAGATGAAGCGTTTCCTGACACGTAAAGAGTATTGTTTATATCTGGTAATGAACCAGATATAACAGAAAGATTCATGTTTCCTGTTGTAGAGCTAGATTGAATATTAATAATTCTAGAAATGCTTGTTACATCACCTGAATTATATGAATAAAGTAATGAGTTAGCAGATAAAGTTCCTACAAGAGTATCAAATTCAATGTATGCTTTAGGCTGTATCAAAGAATTAAATAATTTAAATGGTTTAGTATTTCCGATCGAAGATGAAACATTATTAATTACTAGTGCTTTTTCTGAGATGATTATTTTAGGTGAAGTAGTATATCCCCATCCGCCATCAATTAAAGTAAAATCAACCTGGCCCGTAGTATTAATTACAGATGTAACTAGCGCTTTGCCATTGAATCCAGTATTTGATATTAATGTTACTACATCGCCAACAACATAATCAGAAGCACCAGTAATTACTTGAAGTTCATTCAATGAACCTATTACGCTCGGAGTTCCTCGTGGATCAGTTGTTCCTGTGTGAACTAATTGTTCACCATATTGAAAATTTCCGCGTCTATTAGTTATAAAAAAAATGTAAATATTTTTTGAAATTTTTACAGGATCCCCATTAGAATCAAACTGATTATTGACTTTCTTTTTGATAGCATAATTTTCCACGAAAGCAGTAGCACCACTAGTTAACCCAGTAATCTGTTTCCCTTCAAAATCTGGGTTATATATGCTTTCAGATACTTCTAAATACTGAGGAACTTTCCACGTATTATCAGATAGTTTAAAAAGGTCATCACCTGGATAATATACTTTTGCTGGCTGCGCATATACCAATTTAAAAAACAAATCTATAGATCTTTGAGTTCCTTTTGACCTATAAAAATCTAAAGCATTTTTAACAAAAAGTCTTTTGTTTGAAGCAGTATCAAACTGTATATTTTTTAAAGTTTGCTCTTTAAAATAAACAATAAAATCTTCTACGGTTTCATCTATATCATGATATTCTAGAAGTTTTCGTGAGTGATATAAGACATTATTTGATTGTTCTAGCCATTCATAATATGATTTAACTAATGCTATAAATTGAGGACCTTCTTCTTGGTAGAAAGAAGGAAATTGAGATGCTATAAGAGGTGATATATGTGGAGTAATATTTTTCACGATTATTCTCGTTCTGGCATAATAGTAATCTTTATATCAGAATCTTTAATCGATAAAATGGTTCTCAGCTCTGAAAGAATGTCTTTTGATTTTGTTCTAGCATATATTTTTATATATTCTCCAGTATAATCATCTATTTGAAGATTGTTAATTATTAAACTTCCATCTTCATAATTAACACTTCCTACAATGCTTACTTCTATATGATCATTTTCTTGAACTGTTTTCAATTTTAAATTACCCATTCCATCGTCTTCTAAAATAACTTCTTGTTTGTTCACGATAAATTTAGTAGAAGTTATAGCACTTAAAAATACAGAAGGATGTGTTGTAGCAAGATCTGCAAAATCATCTTCTAATGGTTGCTGAAAATAAACATTATAATTTGTTTTTTGGCCTAACGTAGGCACTAAAGTACGTATTGCTCTAACAGTCGTATCGTTGCTTATGATACTTTTATCTGTATTATCAATAGCAGTAACAAAATTACTGTATCTAAATTTAACATTAAAATCATCAATGTATGTGGTATTGAAGTTTCTAATTGTTGTCAATACCGCATCTTTAATAGATTGTTCACTGAGAGAAGTAAGATTAAGATTATACCTTACCATAGTTTCAACTTCTAAATACATGAAATCAGGATCAATGAAGACAGGATCTATCGATAGAGAAGCTCTGGGCTTTATGAAATTATAGTATTGTTGTTTACGAATATCAGGAACGCCATCTACGTTTTTAAGATCTACAGCAATGAAAACTTTACCAAATTGCGGAGGATCTACTTCTTCTCCACCAAAGACAGAAACAGCACTTATTTCTGGAAAATTTAGTTTCAATAAGTTTTCATAATCTTCGGCGCTTATTGCTCTTTCTTGTGAAGTAAAATATCTTGGAGCATTGAATTTAATCGAATCAATAGATTCACTAATTGATCCTTGTTGTGCGGCAGTTATAGTCTTTACAGAAACATTAGAAAAACCACCTATTGAACCGTCAGCTTTAAACGTAGTAGCTCCATTTGGTAACTCACCTTTAGTTGCACGATACTCACACACAATAACTGAATTGTCGCTGGGTTTTCTACCTATTACTCCATCACCGAATAATATTTCGTATCTTTCGTTTTCTGCGCCTTGAATGAAATATATCTGTGAATTTGATTGTTTATCGAATAAAGAAGATGCTCGTAAATATGTTAAAACGTCTGATCCGTTATTTTCTAAAACTAAAACAGTTAATGAATCTGTATCTATCGTAGGATTTGACAAGATATAACGTTGTCTAGGATTTGCATAGTTCACATTAAAAGTATCTGTAACGTATTGTCCTTCATAGATAGTTATCTCGTCCGAAGCAAA